ACGGAGAAAAACAAAAAAGCTTATTTGATCCTAAGGCGAAAAAAGATAGCAGACATTGCTAATAAAGAAAAATGATATCCTTGAGAACTAATAAGGAGATCCAATTTGTTGCTCCAAGTGACAAAACACCCCCTCAGTATGCGTTAGAATTTTTCGCCAAAAATGGATCCATTCGCCCTCTAATAATGATTCCTCAAAAAGACTACACATTGGACGATATTCGAGGGATTATCCATCATGAGATACTCCAGCAAGATTTAAAACTCAGCCATGTCATCAGATACTTGTACCTTGTTGGCACCGGGATTACAGAAACTTTGGATGAAAACTGGGTTTCTTTTGGAGTTGAAATTGGGAGAAAAGGGAACACTGTGAATGTGTTTTGTATGATGGATGTCAAGGAGGAAGATGACAAACGAGCTGATGGGACCAGTGACCCCAATATCACATCTGATGAGGATAAATGGATGGCACTCTACCTCCTGTTCATCTACCGTTATTCCAGAGCGTCCAACGCCGCATATCAAGCAGGTTTAGTGGACAAGCTGAGGATGCAAGTTGCATCCGTCACTCTGAATCCTCCAGCTTTCAATCCACCTAAGGGGACCTATAGAGCCTGGCTGAATAACAAAAATTTCACAAAGCTGGTAGCAGCATTTGATATGTTCTTCTGTAAATTCCCCAATCATGATTCTGCCTTTTTGAGATTTGGTACCATTACATCCAGATTTCGGGATTGTGCAAGTCTCCTGTCCCTTAACCACCTTCGGGAAACTGCAGGGATTGAGGGGAACCAACTTTTTGCATGGATGTTTGTTGGGACATTAGCTGAAGAGGCAGAGGTTTTAATGAAAGAAAACCAGGAGTTGGACAAGAGCGACTCATACACACCATACATGATGGACTTAGGATTATCACTCAAATCACCTTATTCTGCTGCAGTTTGTCCAGGAGTATATACCTGGTCTCATTTGATTTGTTCCCTGCTGGTTTCTACCAGGTCGAGGAATGCAAGAATGGTGTCCGAATCAAATTTGGCGAACATCCGGAACAATGCAGCAATTGTAGCTTATGTCCATGCCAAGAACACGGAGTGTGGATTGTTCTTCTCAGATAACAAAGATTTGATTAAGGAGGTCCAGAACATGAAGGACCAATCTGGTGATGCAGAATCCGTAGATGATCTTGGTGACTTGCCCAAGTCCAAAGACCCTGCTGAATGGTTTGTGTACTTGAGAGGCAATCAATATCAATGTCCAGAAGAAATCATGAGATTTGTTCAGGTTGAGAGCACAAAAATGAACAACTCTCGTCCTGGATCAATTGGGGCTCATCTTTATGATGCATTTGCCAATTAACCAGAAAAAAAGCAACAGCAATGCTGTAAATAAGATGTCTAAAAATTTCAATTGGAACGGCCTAGCGGAGAGTGTCTCCAAATCTGTTGATGATGAGCTGGATGACGATTCCCAACCAGCTTTACATCATCTTGAGTCGAAACTTGTCTCTGATTGGGCCAATAGTATCATGCAAATACGTAGTGAAGATGTCCCAAGACCAAAAGATCCTCCGACTTGTGATTCTGTGCCAGCCTCAATGGATTCAATATCCCCACCCCGACAAGGAGAGTCTCAATCGGCTGATAAGGATGTATCTTCCTCCGTGGATACACGTGACTTGGATAGTTTTTCCTTTGTGTATCCACCAGGGGTTGGTACAAAGCAGCGGCGGATCATCAACTCAATGATCAAGAATTTGCTGGATTTCTTTGATTGCGAGTATTCAATCAAAGATACACCCTGTGGAATGGTGATTACCAACACAGAGCCCGAGACAGATGATGAAGTCCCCCCTCTGGAAGAAGCATGTGAGTCCATCCACACTAGCAAAAACGGCCAGATGATATCTGTTATCATCTCACGGCTGCGTAATGGACTTGTGTTGGAGAAAAAAATAGGGAAAGGGTCAGTCAAAGTAGACTACACCACTCTCAAGATCCCGGATAATATCCAATGTCCGGAGGAACCTTTCCTTGATCTTCAGTCAGCATACAATTGGCTCATAAAGAAATCACCAAGGTATCACATGATACAAAGCATGTATAAACCAGTGGTTTTCCCTTGAAAAAATCAACAGCGATCATGCTGTACAACACCAGACTCGAAGTGATGGTAGTTGGCGATCTGGCATTGGACACGTTTGGAGCTAAATTAGAGTTGTTTATGGGAATGTACAAAAAAGTGGTAGGACAGTTCAAAGATGCCAATACTCTGTGGAGATCCTCTCTGTTGATGCTGCTGGCCAATGCAGAGGAAACCCAAACAGTTAATGGCCTCAATCAAATCCATTGTGTCATCTTGAAGTTGATTGATTACCAGGGTCTGGAAGAAATACAACAAGAAGAATCTTTTTACCGACAAACTTCCTTTGTGCCAATCAATCCAGGAAAAGATGCCGGAGCATGGGTCATTTTAGATCTAATCCCTGCATACGGATCCGGAGAGTCCTGCCAATCCATTTGGGAGGATGCAGAAAGCAATCTGTCAGTTGCAAAATACCTGTCATGGGATGAAGCGAACAGGCTGTTCAAACTAGTAGAATGAAGACAAGGATGTATGGATTCCTCCGAATTGACCTAGATCCCTTGATTGTTTATCATCGAAACGCTTGGGAACTCATATTCGGAGGAATCAATGAGTTTTTATCCTCTACCAGGCTATTATGGCAGAAAGAACAGGCTCTCTTGACTGGACTGCTTGTCTCCGCTTTGGAGTTTGACCATTACTCTGCTGAGAAGTGTTCTGCTTTTGCTCACATTGTCACTCTCTTGGATTCAGACTCCACAAATCCAGGGTCCATTCCAAACCACTACGTCTCAGATTCTTTTCATGTGGAAATTTTAGGGAAGACAGCTAGGGTGATGATTCAGTTGGACATCAGAATGGAGGAGGGAGTCGGAGAGACACTGTGGACAATTCACTCAAGAATAAGCAATCAGCAGCCCTTTACTGCCTTGCGAATCCCCCTTATGAAGTTAATCAAGCTAACCCTGAGCTCATAGCTTTGCCAGATAGGCTCTACTTGAAAAAAATCAACAGCGATAAAATGTTGTCTCTTTGGAAAAAGAAAAAGCGGGCAAAAGACGCAATTAGTGATGTTTCATCGAATTATGAGAATTCGAATATGTGGCTGGCTAGTGCTCCACCCCCTTATCTGTCCGATGTTCCTTATAATGGGGGAGCTCTTTACCAAGATGAAGAAGTTGATCCGGTCATTGATGATCCGCCATCACATGACATCGCCCTGGATGTATCTGCATCTATAGAAATTGTTACTCAATTGGACATTTCAAATCCAAATGTGATTTTGGCTATCCTGGAAGAGATTCTAGACAATTACCAAGGCAGCATCCTGTACAGGCCCATTTTTGTCTCTGTGACCCTAATGTTGGGGATGCATATGACAAGAAAGCGCAGGGGTTCCGGAATGTTTGTGTACTCAGGGGATATTTGCTACCCCATACAGTTCAGATTATCCTCCAAGATCCCAGCCCCATCATCTAAAATTGAGTTTAGAACCCATATCAAATTCAAAAGAGGCCGAAATGATGTTGGCCTGACTATAGTGGTCTCAGGCAAACCAACGAAGAAGAGAGGGATGACTCTTCAAGATGTATACAATCAGCCCATGCCCAATGGCGATGCACCACCATCGTTCTCTTATGGGCTGTCTTATTTGCATGTATCCAATACCATAGATGGGACTCAGGTAGTTCTCCTGTAACAAGAAAAAAATCAACAGAGATTTCTGTACAATACCCGCCAAAATGTGGTCAGACTTTATAATCTTCCTGAATCTCCTTGTAGAAATAATTGGACTTGGCTTACGGACTTCCCATCGAGCTTATGTAAGAACATTATACAATGACTCTGATCATGACAACGCACTCACCATCCCAACAAAGTTCCTCGATCCCAAATGGACACCAGTTACAGCATTAGACATTATATGCCCAACTGAAAAGCAATTGATGCCAGAGTTTAGGATCTCAACTGAACTAGGGACGGTCCGGCATCCTCACACACAAGTTGAGGATAATGTTGATGGCTTTTTCTGCCATAAACAGGAGTGGACTTCCACATGCACAGAAACATGGTACTTCTCATCAACAGAAGAAACGAAAATATCTAATCTAGAGATCTCTGAGGGTGAATGTGAGGAAGCAATCACCCTCTATGTAGCAGGTGAAAAGATTGAACCCTTTTTCCCGCCATTCATCTGCTCATGGGCATCAACCCAATCGAATTCGAAAATATTTGTGGTTGTCACTCCTCATTCAGCCAGAGTCGATATTTATGAGAATGTTTACCGGGACCCATCATTCCCAGGCGGAGAATGCAGAACAAAGGTATGCAAAACAGTAAACAAAGACATCATGTGGATCATGCGAGGAGACGAGAAGAGGGCTGACACGTGTGATGTGAAGAAATGGGAAGAAGGACCTCTGTATTTCTCTATTGAGACGAGAGACTCAGACTGGTCTAGCATATCTACATTTTCAATTGATGAATCATGGGTTAGGTCTCCATTGTACGGGATTCGGAAACTAAAAGGCTCTTGCAGAACACCGATATGCGGGTCTCCAGGGATTCGATTCTCTAGTGGGGAGTGGTGGGGTTTAAAGTTCAGTGAAGATATGTTATGGATTCAAAAACTCCCAAGGTGTGCCGGATCTAAAGTGTCCTTTCATCATGATAATCACCCAGGGAGAGAGTTGGAAGAAGAAGCCGTGGTTCAAAAATTGAAATGTAAAGAGGTCATCGGTAGAATATTAGCAAAAGACAACGTCACCCCAGTGGAACTAGCATCCTTTGTTCCGAAAAATCCAGGGGTTGGACTGGCGTACCGTTTGTTTATGACTCGGAAAGACGAAAGGATTGGATTGAGGGAATACCGACTTGAGAAAAGGAGGGCAATGTACCACTTGGTACACAACATCACCAGAAAACTGGAGATAGGTGATAGTAAGCTGAAAGTAGGCCATTGGTATGATGGAGTCCCTGTGTATTGGAATACAACAGAGATCTTAGGTGAGAACACAACCAAAAAAGACGAAATCTTTTTGACCTTCAATGGTCTGGTGAAGTTCCATGGAGACTTGTACCTCCCAGAGTCCAGTGCCATTGGAGGTTCTAAACTTGTAGAAATGAACCGTCCAGGAGTTCTCCTATTAGAAGAACAAACATTTGACAAAATTAGTGTCAAAAATCAATTTGAGCTGTTGGACCATGTTTACAAGTTTGAATTCAAAAAGAACAATACAAACCTTATCCAGAAAATCTCATCTGCATTAGAGTCTGCAGGGCAATTTATTGGCACCTATTTCTCCAAAATCAGTGATATAGTTTGGTGGATTGGGGGCGGTATAATAGGGTTATTGATCACTGGAATCTGCATAAAATGCAACTGCTACAAATTTCTGTATAAAAGAAAAGAAAAAAATACAGAGCCAAAAGGCCAGGAGCTCAAACCCATGACAGCACCATCAAAAGTAAGCGATAATGTGTATGCGACAATTGACCCCCCATCAGTAGAGAGGCGCAAAGGCAGCAGTGTATTTTCTCATTACTAATGGGCATTGACTTGAAGATCAACTGGACGGAACTTTGGAACTCAATCACAAGAGGGCTTCGAGAAGGCCTCGATTTCCTTAGGGTTTGGTTTGAGAATTTTTATAATGATGCAAGAAAATGGGGAATCATTGTTTTCATTATAATAATCACAATAATAATAGTGATGATAATCATGAAGATATTAAAGTGTGTTTTACTTATCAAAAAGTTATGCAAATCATGTGATAAAACATCACCCACTAGGGGAAAGCCAGTCAGAAAGATAAGAAAATGGTGGAGGAAAAAGGTGCCTAAGAGGATTCAGAAGTTGAAATAATATTTGACAAGAAAAAAACTAGCAGATATCTGCAAAATGGAAAATTTGTGGGAACCTGAGGCAAGCGAAGACCTTCTCTTTGAAGATGACAGGGACATTTTGGAATTTGTTGATGAATCATTATTTAATGAGGAATTGGATCCTATGGAATTCCTAAATCAATTTGACTACAATTTGAACTCTCCTATTATTAATGATCATCTTGAAGAGTTGGAAAAATACTTAAGAAATGAGTTGTATAATAAGATATTTGAAAAACCTACTTGGTCCTTTATCAAGCAGGCACGACATGACACGAATTGGCAATTAAATTTATCCAGGGCGAGTTGGAAATATCATGAGTACATATTTTCGATCTTGTGCGGAAGATTAACTAGGCATCAAGGCCGATTTAAAATTTTCCTGTCTCAAGTACTAAGTGCGAGTCAAAAGACAGGAGCTATTCTTTCAATTTTCCTCAGGGAATGGGCAGGTCACCAATTTGATCCAAAGGAACATTACAAAATCGAACTACTGGATTTGCTATCCCCAGAGGTGGAGTCTTGGGGGGAATTGTTTTTAAACACACATTTAATGATTCTTCACATGAATGCAACAGGGCAGCGAGAGAAAGAAAACCTAAAAAAGGTATTTAAGTCTCAGTTGATTAAAAAGACAGGAAAAAACTCAAAAGATTCATCCTTTTTCATGATGTATTTGAGCTTTTTAGGGAAAGTAGCAATATTTGAAGGTTATGCGATTATGTTGGACATTGGCCTTATTCTAGATCGGAATATGATTTTGATGCTAAAAGATATTTGTGTGTCTAGGACCCAAGTAATTATTTCTATTTTATACAATGATGAGGCCATTGCAGTTAAGAAACAGCGGATTGACTCTTTAATCAATCTTTACAAAATTGGAGATCAATTCCTTAAGTTGACAGGCAATCTGGGATATGATGGAATTAAGTTGATTGAGCCCATTTGCAACCTTCAACTGTGTAAGTTAGCTAGACAATACCGCCCATTAATTCCTGAATTCCCTGAATTTGAGGCCCATGTGCGAAGGTCAATTCAGGAAAAATCTATGGGGAGTACACTGTTGTATGAGTTGTTTCAGATAGTTGAGAAAGAAAAATCACTAAAACAGGTCCTGACTTATTACTCTGTTTTTCGTCATTGGGGTCATCCGGATATTGATTATGATGAGGGTCTTGAGAAGTTGCATGCACAAACAACTATGGAGAAAACAGTAGATGACTCATATGCACAAGCTCTTGGGTCAGACTTAGCATACAAGGTACTGAGGAAAATGTACTTTGAGAAAAAGAAGTGGTTTGTTGATCTGGATCAAATGGAGCCCAATCACCCCCTTAGAACTCATGTTATGAACAATACTTGGCCAAATCAATATCAAATCGAAAATTTTGGAGATCATTGGCATGAGCTTCCCATAACAAAAATTTGGGAACTCCCTGATTTGGTGGATCCAGCTATAATTTACGCAGACAAGTCCCACTCTATGGACAGGAGTGAAGTCTTAGAGTGGATTCGTGCTCGACCAAATCAGCCGATTCCCTCTCGCAGAGTGTTGCAGACCCTACTCATCAAAAAAGAAACTGATTGGGTGTCGTTCCTACAAGAGATTAATGATAAAGGGCTGTCACTTGAAGACTTAGTGATTGGATTAAAAGCAAAAGAGCGTGAAATGAAAAGGATAGGGCGGTTTTTCTCCTTAATGTCATGGAGGTTAAGAGAGTATTTCGTGTACACAGAATATTTGATTAAAGAATTTTTTGTTCCACTATTCAAGGGTTTGACAATGGCAGATGATTTACAAGAAGTTGTCAAAAAGATGATTGAAAATGTTAGTGGCCAAGGACTTGATGATTACTCTTTTATCTCCATCGCAAATCACATAGATTACGAAAAGTGGAATAATCATCAGCGGTTTGAATCAAATAGGTATGTATTCCGTGTTATGGGGCTATGCTTTGGACTGGAGAATTTGTTTTTGAGGACCCATGAGTTTTTTCAAAAAGCACTCATTTATTACAATGGAAGACCTGACCTGATGCAAGTAATAGGAGATGAAGTGATAAATACAACACAGATCCGGGTATGTTGGAACGGGCAGGCTGGAGGGTTAGAGGGGTTGAGGCAAAAAGGTTGGTCAATATTAAACTTATTGGTTATTGAACGAGAGTCAAAGATTAGAAACACCTTAATAAAAGTCTTGGCTCAAGGAGACAATCAAACTATCAGCACCTGTTATGAACTTGCATTATGCTATGATCAAGAAGAAGTAGTAAAAGAAATTTTAAAAATTGTCAAGAACAATGAGGCTGTAATGTCTGCAATTCGGAAAGGGACGGAAAAATTAGGGCTGATCATCAACAACGATGAGACCATGGTAAGCGCAGATTACCTCAACTACGGGAAAGTCCCCATTTTCCGAGGGATTATTAGAGGTTTAGATGAGAAGAGATGGGCGAGAGTTAACTTCGGAAATAATGATCAGGTCCCTTCCCTTGGTAGCCTTTTGTCATCTGTGAGCACCAATGCCCTCACAGTATCACACTTTTCTCCGGACCCTGTTTGTGCTATGATCCTACACAATCTGTTTGCCAACAGCACTTTTGAGATCCTGAAAATATATAACCCTGCGTTAAGAAACAGCTTACAGTATGTCATCAAGGATTTGGATTTACTACTCTCAGATGAGTTCAGGATCCTACTTATTTATTTAGACCCGTCCTTAGGGGGTATTGGTGGAACATCTTTGACCAGATTCTTAATTCGAGCATTCCCTGATGCTGTGTGTGAGTCCTTGACGTTCTGGAAAATCATCCATGATGGAATTCAGGAACACAACAGTCTAAAAAACCTAACTGTCCAGGTTGGATACCCCAAACTCGCAGATTTCCAGGTAGAACATCTGTCTAAATTAATAGAAAACCCGACTAGTTTAAATATTGTCCGAGGGATATCGGCTACAAATCTCCTAAAGAACGAAGTCAAAAAGAACTTAGTTGAATCCAGAGGACGAATTGAGAATAACATCATACGGTCTTCTTTGGATTATCTGCACCAGAATGAAGAGGAGATAATGGCCTGGGTGTTCCATGTAAAGCCTTTATTTCCAAGGTTCCTTAGTGAGTTTATCAACTCCACCTATTTCGGGATCACTAAGTCAATTGTTGGGTTGTTTCAAAATTCGCGTACTATCAGGACGCAATTCCGTAGAAAATATGCACGTGGAATTGATGATGTTATATGCCGTAGTGAGATCGCAGGGATATGTTCCCTATTATCCATTGTGAAAGACAGCAAAATCGAGATGAGAAACATTTGGAAATGTTCAGCTGATCATGCAGATCATCTTCGGAGGATCTCATGGGGAGCTGATGTCTTGGGAACTACTGTTCCACATCCGGCAGAGATGATCCGGAATATAGACAATTTGCACAATGATTGTTCTGGATGTAGAACAGGTGACAACACGTACTTGTCTGTATTAGTTCCAAAAGGGTTACAATCAGCAGAATTCCAGAAAGGACCATATCATCCATACTTAGGATCTAGAACATCTGAAACGACTTCCCTGATCCAACCATGGGAAAAGGAGACGACCATTCCCTTATTGAAAAGAGCAGTCCGAATGAGGAATGCAATTTCATGGTTCGTTCACCCGGATTCCAAGTTGTCTAATACGATTCTTGCCAATTTATTTGCACTAACTGGGGAGCATTGGGAGGGTAGACAAAGTGGATTCAAGAGGACTGGATCTGCATTGCATAGATTCACATGTTCCAGACAAAGCAATGGAGGATTCTCGGCTTCAGCACCAACCAACTTGACTTGGATGATTTGCACAACGGATACAATGGAAGGATTATCTAGCAAAAATTATGATTTTATGTTTCAATCATTAATAATCTACACTCAAGCTACAGTAGGTGTTCGTTGGAAGAAGAATGCTGAGCCATTGAATGCACACTTTCATCTCAGTTGCAAGAGCTGCCTTCGTGAAATTGATGAGCCTTGGCTTGAGTCAGAGTGGGAATTAAAGTTTCCACAGGTCTCTCACATAATCAGCGCATGGCGACCAAATCCTGATGCTCCTTGGGGGAAGGAGAAAGTCAAGTTAGAGATTCTTCAGGGAAGTTGGGAAGCTGTCAGAGATCTTGAAAAGGCGTACCATATAGGGCACATAATTGGATTTGTTTATACAGACATGTTACTTTCTCACTCTCAGCATGTCAATGACAGTTCACTGTTCCCCCTCGGCATTCGTGACAAGCTAAGTCCTAAAGAATTTTTTATTGGATTGTTTATTGGTTTAGAGAGGGCGGCTTCACTTCATTTAATCCATAGAAGAAACCTTATAGAGATGAAGAAACCAAGAATTGCCCAATGGGGATTGAGTTTTTACATTATTGAAGAGCTAAGTAAAAATACAGCATTCCTTGGATTTATTAGGGATGGGCCACTGCATAATGAGTTGATATCTACACCACACAAAATCCCATCTTCATATCCATTAAACAACATTGATTTAGGGTCCATAAGTAGGACTTACTTAAAAACACTATTAGCTCACTGGTATAACGGAGACCTAAAGCTTGATCTATCTAAGAGAGTCTGGTTATTCTCTGATTTTCAGACACATGAATTGATGGGATCAATATCCTTGTCAATCACCACATTGAAGATGATTATGGGCCATAAAACAAAACAGTTTCAAGACACTGTGCGGAAAATTCAAGAGACATATATTAACATAAAGAATGATCAATGGGATCTCCTAAATATTCCGGAGCTATGTTGCAACCTAATTAGCAGTCCACAAGAGTTAAGACATGCTGTGAAGTATGGTATTGAAACTCCAGTAACAGTCTTAAAGGCCCAAGGTTGGGAACCTGAGTTTGTGGGAAAGTGTATTGAATACCCTATTAGATATGATGTAGTGGACAAAAGGCCATTCTCAAAAACTCTGATCCCTCGGCGGACTTTCCCATTAATCTCTTCATTACGGTTAAACCAATTAGCAACTGGTGCTCATTACAAGATTCGAACGATTATGATCCACCATGGAATCAGATGGGATTTTGCACTATGTGGAGGGGATGGATCAGGGGGAATATCTGCATATCTTTGTCGATCAAATCCTACCGGGAGGGTTGTTTTTAATAGTTTAATAATGTTGGATGGTGTAGATTTGAAAGGCAGCCATCCTAATCCGCCCTCAGCGATAATCGCTCTGGGAGTCGAGCAAACAAGGTGCATAAACTTGCATACTGCATGGGAGAATCCAAGTGACCTATCGAAGAGATCGACTTGGAATTATTTTGCATCCATATCTATAAAGCAAAAGGAAAAGTTTGATCTTATGGTGTTTGATATGGAAATTGTAGATGATGAAATGATTGGAAGAATAGAAAATCTACTGAAGGAGTTTTCTCTCCAATTACTCCGAGATGGAGGAACAGTCATTTTCAAAACATACATTCATAGACTACTATATAACACATCAATAATTGACCTAATAGGTCCTCAATTTGAAAGTGTGAGTGCCAATCAAACCACACTGTCATCTAGCTACACATCAGAGGTCTATGTAGTATTCCAAAAATTTCGTCCAGGGATATTCCCCACATTGTACCCTGATAAGATGGAATTGGCCAATGAGTTGGAAGGATGTTTCTGTTATTCAAACCATTCCAAGGAACTTAAAAGAGCTAGGGATTTGTTGACTGCTGACCTTTATAAGGGAGTGCCTCCTGAGCTGATATCAGATCCCATATTAGACCTCTCCACCACCCTGGTGATATTGGGGTTGGAATCCGGTTATGCCATGTCAATTGCTAAGTCAGGACCAAGATACTTTAGAGATCCCAGCAGCTATCTTATTGCACTTACAGTCCTTATTGCGGAGGCAAATTTGAATACAACTCGTGCAATCAAAAATCTATCTGTCCCGAGTAATCATGAGTGTTCCAATATTTTATCTGGAGTAGTCGCACTGTGGACTTGGATTGCAACCCAGACTAACAACTTGGCGTTATACAGCGAATGTTATGAAATGCTAAATCAACCATGCATGATCTCCTTCGGAGTGCGGATCAAAAAAGACAAAACTTTCACAAAATGGAGCACATCTGAACGATTAATTGTCACAAAAGATTTGCGAATAGCGAATAAAACCGCAATTATTGGGCAATTGTTGAGGTTGTACTTCAAAACCTTCAAAAATTGTGAGTGCAGGCCTGACCAACGACGTATCAATAATATATTGAATTTTTACAACAAAAGCCTGAGATTTTCACATATTGTATCGAATACAAACATAATGAGATTTCTAGAACATTTTTAAATTGGAGGGAATACAGGGGCTCTTTAGTCTATACACAAGAAAAAAACTCTTCTTGTTTCCATATTGTGATCATATTGTCTGTTTTGTTTTTCTCCGT